TTATAGGAGTGTCTGCTATGTCACGATATCGCTCAAAAGGAGGCCGAACTGCAACACAAGTCCAGATTCCGTATACCAATCACGAGGTTAAACTCGTATGGAACGGAATTGCTTGGATTCGTGCGTACAGAGAGGTCGAAAATTGGGCGTTGTCAAGTGGCTATGTAGATGATCGCAAGGAGATTAGCGACGAGATAGGTGAAAGGGGCAGATTTAATTCCTGCACCCACCTAAAACGCAACGCACTTACTAGCGGCCCGATAAACGGGGCAGTTAGGGTGCCTAATCTTCCGGCCAACAATTGGCCCGGTTCCACTAACTGGACGCATTATGGTCAAAGTAATCCTCAGTCATACCAAGTGGCAATTACGCCACAAGGATGGCAGGGTACTTATAACCAGCTTCCAGCGACGGGGTTATCGGAGCCAGATTGGTCGTCACTTGTCGATCAGGTTGGTCAGCAGTTAGATGGTCATATGGTCGTCGGGCAGAATTTGCTCGTAGATTTAATGACTATCACGCAGACGTTAGGGATGTTTAAAAATCCCTTTGGTTTGCGTAAATTAGGAAAGACGCTTGATAAGCTATCCTTGAGTAAGATAGCAAAGTTAGGCGCCTCTTCCTACTTGGAGTACAAGTTTGGATGGGAGAACATCTACCGGGACATGGTTCAATTAGCCATGGTCTGGGGAGAAGTCCGCCATCACAAAGAGTACCTCAAGACAACTGCTCAAAAGTTTGTCTCGTGCGCAGCTCGCGCACAGCAAACCATTACCAACCCTTCTCAGCCAGGCTTTAGTACTATTGGCTCTGACGGCGTAATCGGTTTCCATCCAAAAGTTACACGGATGGAACGGGTTGGCTGTTTTTCCCTGGACATCCAGAGAAAACCAGCTGCGTTATGTTGGTCAACTTTTGACCAAGTAACGTCACGATTAGGAGTCCGAGATGTACTGACAGCGCTGTGGGATGTTGTGCCTTACTCTTTTATCGTGGATTGGTTTACCCACGTTAATAGGGTGATAAGGCGGCAACAAACTGATTTTGGGTCCTTTGATATCAGACGAATGGGTTATTCCTACAAAGACAAATGGTATGCTCGTCTTGATTGGACGAGTACTGCCTATGCCTATGGAGGAGACCTAATTACGTCTGGTTCAGGCCCTGAATCATGTGTACAAGAAAAGTACACTCGTATTGCGGGGTTTCCCCCTAATACGTCCACGGTCGGCCTTTTCGGTAACCTTAACAAAACTCAGATTGCTGAAGGTCTAGCGCTGATTGTACAGCGTATATAGATCTTCGCAAAAACCCGGAGTCTGTATGGCAAGTGCAACACAGGTTGTTGTCAACAAAGCTGGTGCCAATCAAACTTTTAGTTTGGTTGGACAAACTGCGAATGGCGCTCTTTATAAGGACGCCACTAGGAGTTTGGCTGAACCCCGGACCATGGAATTCCAGTTTCAACTGGGAAACCCTGGTTCCCTTGGTAATGACAAAATTTCCGTCATTATTAAGGATTCGCACGCAAACGCTACAACCGGTAAGGTTGTGACGTTGGTATGTCGAATGGACATCTCGGTTCCTAGAGATTCTGCAATCACCACTGCGATGGTCGAAGACATTATATGTCATTGGCAGTCGTTAGCGGTGGATGCGAACTCAGAGTACCTGGCTGACGCGATGGTACCATAGATGCTTAAACGCATTTATGTTTACTTATCGTTTCAGTTCGGTTCCCTCATAAGGGCTGTACTAAGGATTATTGTACAAATAATCCCGCGCACCCCTTAATAGGACCGTACCAGCTATTACGCACGGCGCATATTGCGCCGTGCGAACTTAGCAGGTGCTTTGTTGACCTTGTGTCAAGCACTTGCACAACCAGATAAGGATGGAAACGTATGTCCTCAGTAATGAGTCCACACGGGACCGTAATGCCTTCTGGTACGATAGGCGACCTATGGGCGCGCTGGGAAAGCTCGTCCATGAAAGTAACTTATCGTGCACAGTCCAGATTGTATCGAGCTTTGTTTTGCGACATCGCACGACACTTCCCGAACTTTGTCCTCCAAGATTTCTCCTACCTTCTTTGTCGTATTGAAAAAGAAGGTGGGTCATTCTATCTCGAGAAATTACCCGAATTGGGTAAGGCCTTTGAGACTAGTTTGATTACCTGTGAGCGCTTTATTGCGCCACGTGGTTGGGAACTCTTGGGTCAGACAAGGCTTCCAAAGTTCTTACATCAGCTCTTTTCTGAGCTGTTGGACGACGATGGGAGTCCACTTTGGAACTATCAATTTGGAAAAATTGGTAGTCTGCGTACATCTGATCAAACAATAGTATCAGATGAAAAACGCACACACGTTCTGCGAGCTGTCCAATACATACGACAGTGTTGCATGATGTGGTCAAAGGTGGAAATGTTCACCGACGTCGAAGATGTTATGTCTTCTCCTAAAGGCGCGAAATTATGCGCCAAATCGCAGAAGGCATTAACTAACTTCGTTAAACGTGTATCTGCAGATTATAAGGTTGATACCTTAGAAATCTCAGACAGGTTAAACGAAGCCCGTCGTCTTTTACGTTGTGTGTTCACGACAGCTTCTCCGGAGCTAGATGAGCTTAAGGATTTTGTAAAGAATCCTTGGGGTCGTCAAGGCCCTGGTGCTGTCGCGGGTCGTGAAGTCGGATGTGAGAAGTGGTCATTTGAAAAATGGCCGGGGTTGCCGCGCCAACTTTTTAGTTGGCGGCAAGGGATGGACTGCGAAGTTCGTCCCGTTCTTCGACAACCCGACGCACGTGTATGCTTGGTGCCCAAGGACTTTCGAGGTCCTCGGGTGATCTGCATAGAGCCTAAAGAAAACCAATTTGCCCAACAGGGCTTAATGGATATTCTTTATCGGCTTTGTTTCACGTTGCGCTCTCACAAACAGATCCATCAGCTTTCTCGACACGGAGGCTTCGCGAGCAGCCTGTTTTGATTACAGGTATGCTACGATTGACCTAAAGGATGCGTCAGACACCATTCATTTGGTGCTTGCACGTCTCCTCTTACCGAGGTGGATCTTTAAACTAGTGACTCGTTATCGCAGCAGGAGAGTAATAACCCCTGATAGACAGACTGTGAAGACAGCCTGTTTAGCGACAATGGGTAATGCAACCTGTTTCCCTTTAGAGACGCTATTGTTCTGGGCATTAAGCCTCGGAACAATGATCGTCCTGAGGGATTCTTATCCTTCTCGAATGCAAAAACATCTTAATTTTGATGTTCGTGTGTTCGGGGATGACATCATTGTGCCCTTATGGGCATGTGATGAAGTTGCACGTACACTAGAATCCGCTGGTCTCTTGCTAAATACATCCAAAACATGTCAATTCTCCCTTGTTAGGGAGAGTTGCGGTGAATGGGTGTACGCAGGAGAAGCGATTAAAATCGTGAGATTTAAATCGCTCGATGTCTCGGATCACAGAAGCTTCACCCAATGGCGAGATCTTAGAATAGATCTCCTGCAGGCAGATAAGGAAAATCTGTCAGCAGTAGGTGAAGAGATGTTAGAGATGCTGCAAGAATATGTTCTCACCTGTTCAAAGAGTTTTCCAAAATTCTTTCGAACTAGGTGGAANAAAAACCTACAACGTCTCGAGATCTACGCTCCTGTATTTGTTCAACAAGGGCGTCTTCGAGAGCTAGTGGATGCTGCCGGACTTTACGCCTGGCACGTTCACAACGATCGAACACCCTTCCTCAGGGGTGCCCGGAAACGGGTGATCATGAGGTGGCAAGACGCTATGAGTTTTAAACTCTAGGTCTTGAGGGAGGTGAGTATCTAAACAATACCGCAGGTTTCCCGGTTGCCCTTTCTTTGGCGACCGCTAGGATGTCAGTAATGGCGTCCTAGTCTGGAGGCTTGTGCCTCCTTTG